ATTATATTTTTTCGGAATATGTAAACTTCATCATTTTCGCTAATGGTTCCTTTGGATTTTTTAACATCTATCCGATGAAGGAGTTTGTCGTAACTATCAATCTCACCAAAATTGTCAGTGTCGATACTACCACCAAGAGTGACATCTCTTCGGATAATTACATCACCTCTTCTTATGTTTGGGTTTTCAAACAAAAAATAACTATTCCCACTTAGGTAATTATTAAAAATTGAAACAATTTGTCCGTGGGAAGTTGGCCATTCTCCAATTGGATCAATGATATTATTACATAACAAAACCACCCACCAAAGGTTCGGGTTTCCATAAAAATCTTCAGCAACCTCTTCTGGCCTCTGACCTTCCGTTACAAAATAAGTTTCAAATGAACCGGGATCTTTTCTTGTTTTATCCGTAAAGGTAATTCGTCTGAATATATCCTGCACCTCCACAGACGGAATAAATCCACCACTATATCCTTCGATATCTTCCCAATTAAAATTGTGTTTTATATTTGGTATGTTTTCAAAATACATGTGTTATATATTCCTAGAAAAATTGACCTTGTTTTTGTGTAGCACTCATCCACCGCCCGTGTCTTCCACTGCATCAGACACTCCCCTGACTTGACTTCTAGACATCAATCCACTCTCAGAGTTGATGGCAGGTTCAAGTTCCATGAAGTCAAGTGAAAGAGAAGTTGTTGCTGGGTATGATTGATCCGCATCACTATCCCATGCTGCATATGGTCCGCCTGCTGCACCGTGTGTTTGTATATCAACACTGTGTAATACAGAAGGAAGTGGTCCCATATCCCACCTAAAACTTTTACTGCTACCACTACGTAAATCCATAACACCAATAAACCAAATTGGTGGGTGAAGTACTCTTGCATAGGTATCTGCTATTGTACGACTTGGGTACGCCATTCTTTGAAACTCCCTCACGACTTGGGTAATCCTTTGAGCATCACCCGGAGCCTTTGGGACGAGTTTCCAGGAATATGAGTGTTTTCTAAACTCCGCTCCCTTAAAGATATTATCCCGTTCATCCATTGGTCTGTGTCCCAAAGCAGCGGAGATACCCAGAGTATCCATTGCAGTGTTTATGCCAGTTACATCTAAAAACGCACTCCACAAACCAGTAGCAGTCGGATCCCATATACTACCAGAAACATCTGCCTGTCCGGCGTTGTACGAAATTTGATTGTTTATCTTGATACTTTCAGGCATAGGTAATGTAACATCTGCCCATATGCCTGTCAGTTTCTGAACAGCAGAATATGCTCTTACAGACTGCTTATTAGAGTATCTAACAGCAACAAAGTTTATTCTATAATCACCGAGATCTGAGGTGGAATCAAAATTGCCTGTTGGTGGAAAAATTATTTGTTCTACTGCCATATTTATTTAATCCTTAGTATTATTCTATATATTCATGATGGCATACAAAACAAAGTATACAATACAAAACCTTTCTAAATATATAGGTGATCCCACAAAAATAATTTGTCGTTCTTTGTGGGAAAGACGAGTATGTCGATATATGGACGAAAATAAAAATATCATACAATGGGGAAGTGAAGAAATGTCAATTCCGTATTATTCGCCAGTGGATAAAAAGATACACAAATATTATCCAGATTTCATCGCAGAAGTTAAAAGACCCAGTGGAAAGATCGCAACATTTGTCATAGAAATCAAACCTAAGCGACAAACAAAACCACCAGTAAGAAAAAACAAAAAAGAAAAAACATATATCCAAGAATGTATAACATACTCTATAAATAAAGAAAAGTGGTCGTCAGCAAAAAAAGTATGTGAAAAAAATGGCTGGAAGTTCATAATTCTCACAGAAGATACTGTTTTACCTGGAGGAAAAAATAAAAATGGTTAGTCTACCCAAAGCACCATACACCGACAATAATGGATCAAGTATTGATTATTTTAAAAATAATTTTCTCAAAGCAGGATTATCTAAACCAACTCGTTATTCTGTTTTGGTAGAAAGTGCTGCACTTACCCCCAACAGAATAATGTTTCAACCAGAAATGATTACCCTTCCTGGTAGATCATTTAAAACACTTGAAGATAATTTGTGGGGACCATCAAGACAAGTTCCGGTTGGTCGTACTTTTCAAAGTGAAGTAGTTATGACCTTCCCAGTAGGCACCGATTGGGAAGAAAGAACGATTTTTGAAGCATGGATGGATAGTTTAATAAACCCAGAATTTAATGAGTCTATGTATTCTGAAGACGGAACCACAGCCAAAGGAACAATGACAATATACCTTATGAATGATGTAGATAAAACCAAAGCAATGTTCGAATTTCAAGAAGTATATCCATTTAGTATAATACCCATGAATATGGGTTTTGATAACAGAAGTCAATATAACCGAACGCAGATAATATTCAATTATAGACAGTATAAATATATTGCAGAGGATTATGAAACTGGTGATGTATAGAAAACAAATTAAGGAAGTATTATTATGAACACATTATCTAATATATTAATAGAAAAAACACCAAAGTACGAAATAACAATTCCATCAACAAAGAAAAAAACAACATTTAGACCTTTTCTTGTTAAAGAAGAAAAGATTCTTTTGATTGCGCAAGAAACCGGATCATATAAAGAAATACTACAAGCAATAGAAAATGTGATTGAATCCTGTGTTGATGGAGTAGAAAATGCGAGTTCTTTGCCTGTGTTTGATGTGGAATATCTATTTCTTAGACTCAGAGCGAAATCTGTTAGTGAAGTTGCAAACCCAACCATACAATGTCCAGTGACCAATGAAAGTATAGAACTTCAAATTAATTTAATAGACATTGAACCATCATCCAACAAAAACCACAAAAAGAATATAAAAATAGACGATGATATCGTGGTTATTATGAAATACCCCACATTACAAATGATGAAAAACAACGAAAATGATACTTCATATGATGATCCTGAATCTTTCTATGGTTTAATAGTTGATTGCATTGACACAATCAAAACAAAGGAGGAATCCATTGATGTTTCCTCTCTTCCGAAATCTGAAGTAGAAGATTTCATTGGAAACATGAATAAATTTCAATTTGAAAATATTTTAGATTTCTTCATTACTTCCCCCCAACTCAAACACGCGGTAAAATACACTACCTCCGATGGTGTTGAACGAGAGGTGGTCCTACAGGGAATATCGGATTTTTTAGAATAGGATTAAGTCATGTAAGTCTAAAAGACTATTATACTTTGTCCTTTCAACTGGTACAACACCATAAATACAGTCTAACTGAACTGGAAAGTATGATTCCTTGGGAAAAGGATATCTATTTAGCACAATTGATTGAATATATAGAAGTAGAAAATGAAAAAATCCAGTTAGTAGAAATTGAGCGTAGACGGCAACGAAAAGATAAAGGATTCTTTGGGTAAAAGACATGAGAACAAATAAAAAAACAAACACCAAAAAGAAACCCTCTTTCAAAGATGTGATGGTTTCATATTTCAATCATAAAAATAAGCAAGGCACACCAGAATTGAATATAGTTCCTCCTAAAAAAAAGGAAGTTCCAAACATAATGAAAATCATTTCACCCTTTCAGGATAATATTCAAAACCAAAAAACACCAAATACAGTAGAAACATTGCCAAGTTCTTCCTCAAAAAAGAACAAAGACTATTTGAGTGTCATGAATGGTTTGGATAATCTAAAGAAAGGGGTTGAAGGATTAAAGAAATCAAATCTAATAACGAACAATTATATCACAAACAACTTTCGTACCAACAAAAACATCAACAAAAACATCAGCAATAATAAAACAACACACAATACACCGAATATTAATGAAAAAATAAACGGTGCAGAAGAACGGTCAAAGAAGGTAGTGTATAATACTATCCGTATACCGTTTTTATCTAAAAACAACAGCATCCCACAAAACATCACAAACGATAAAATTAAAAAAGTAAATATTCAACCAATAATCAAACAAACAATAAGTAACCCCTCTCCCCTTAAATCAGATTTAACAAATACTAAAGAAAACATGGAGTCTAGTGTTGTTAAACCACCTTCGGTTATAACAATACCTGATGTTACCAAAATATCTCCAGCACCAACGATTCAAAACCACATCAATCCAGCACCAACGATTCAAAACCACATCAATCCAGCACCAACGATTCAAAACCACATCAATCCAGCACCAACAATTCAAAAACATACCAAAACAAACATCACCAGCATGAAGGAAGTGTATAATAACACAAAGGATGTTTTATTAAATAAAATTATCAAAAACAACAAGTTCACAAAATCTTTTGCCACTAGTGTTCCAACAAAAAATTATAATTCAATTGAAAATAGAAACCACACATCTACAAACAGTTCACCAGTTACTAGATTGACAAATATTAGTAATTCTGTTTTGAATGAAGTAAAAAACATTATAGAGTCTGGGAAAAAAATTAAAATACCATCATTCGCAATTGGCGGTGTTGCCGATACACCAACCATAGCACAAATTGGCGATGCAGTTGATCCGAGTGGTAGACCAGATCCAGAAATTGTAACACCCATGAGTAAAGTACCAGAAATGTTAGCGAAAACTAAAACGATGGAACAATCTCAAAATATAATCGATAAAAGTTCTAAAACGGCTTCTTTGAACAATGTAGCAAAACAAACGATGAGCGAAAACAACAATTTAAAATTAAACAAAGAAGAATCCCCCAACAATAAAGAAACACCGCCGACAATTATTAACAGTCCAACGGTTAATCAGGGTGGTGGAAATAATTCTGCCCCACCGGTTCCACAAAACATCACTCCGAAATCTTCTTCTTCGTTTTCTTCGTATGCACATCTTCCCAAATGGCGTAGAGGGATGGGATAATAAAAAAGAAGGAGTCCGAAGACTCCTCCTTTTCGAAGATGACAGATCACATTAACAAATCACTCATTCGCTAGACGCTCAAAATATGACAAAGCATCTGTATCTTCTTGTGTGTTCTCAGAATTCGTTGTTGTGTTTGATGAATCTTCAAAACTAGTAGTCTCGGCAGTAGAAGATTTGGGGGATGTATGACGAATATCAGAACCAAGAACCTCATGGAGTCGCTTCTTCAATTCATCATGTGATTTGAAGTTTGTGGGATCGGTAAACTCATTAAGGTTGTATTGAGTCTTCCAAAGTGTTTCAAGTTGCTCATCATCACCATCCATAAGAGGAGATGTTGATTCAAATTCACTCTTATCATAATTAACAAATCCAGCAACCTTGCGAACCTTCATTTTGAAGTTTGCACCCTGCCAAAAATCAAATGGGTTGATTGGATCTTCATCATCAAATTCAGGTTTCATTGCTTCCTGAATCTTATCAAAAATTCTTTTTCCGTATTTTAATAGGAAGACCTTCCCTTCGTTCTGGGGGTTGGAAGGATCGCTTACTACCAAAATATTAGAAACATAATGCAAACGCCGCTTGCGTTCTCTGGCAATGTCCTTGTCTGACTCAACACCGCTGTTCCAAAGTTCAGTATTCATTTCTGAAACTGGATCCTTTTGACCAAGAGTAGTAAGACTGTTTTCAATATACCATCCACCTTTTCCTTTAAATCCGTGTGAATAATACTTCGCCCAAGGAAGATCTTCGTTTTCACATGATGGGAGGAAGCGAATTACCGCATAACCATTACCAGACTTATCCAATTCTGGTCGCCAAAAACGATCATCTTTATAAGAATCGCTCTTGTTCATATTTTCAATTTTCTTGGTGAGTTGGTCAATACTCGTAGCAGACCTCTTTTTAAAATCAGCAAATGACATAATAATGTCTCCTTATATTTCTTCACGGAACTCCCGTGATAATATCGGTAGGAACTCCCTACCGCTTATGTGTTATTATAGCACCATTTTTAATGAAGACAAGACTTAAATTGGTAATTTGGACGATTTTTTAGGAAGAAGGTTGTACTCCATTCCTTCTTTTTCTATTTTTTCAATAATGGGCCGAGTTAAATACTTAGCAGCAAAATTGGGTTCTATATTGTTTTCTTCACACACAAATAGAACTGCATCCATATATGAATTTTCTTTTTCTACGATAGATTCTATTTGTTTTATGAATTTATTCTGGGCATCTTTACTAAATAACATACTCACCACCTTTTATTGAAAGTTTCTTATATATAATTATAATCACAAGATTACATTAATCAATATTAATTTGGAGATTTCCTTATAAATGACAGACATCAACAATAATATTACAATCGATATTACAGGAAACACCGCAGATATGGCAACCGACTATGGGTTGGTTGGTGCTAGTTTAGGAAGCGCACATGTTCCAATCTCAAAAATAGTATGGGGCGATACTGATTATGGTTATCGGGTAGACCTTTCCAACCCCCTACCAATACAGTTTGCAGGACAAACAGGCCCACTTGAAATACAGGGCAAAATATCTGGTCAAACAAGTGGTAACATGGCTATGGTTAACTATATTGATTCGGGTAATCTACATTATATTGCTATTGCTGGATCGACCAATGGTCTAGAACCCATCGGTGTCTCTGGTAGCGTACAGGGCGTATACGATGGTGTACCACTGACAATAACAGGCGATGTTCGTTTCCTTAATTGTATGGCATTTGAATCATACGGAACAACCGCAAGTGTAAAAGGTATATTAATGCAGGGTACTTCCGCAGGTGCAACTGCAACAGTTGCTGGTGAAGTATTCCCAGGATATGGATTCGGTGTTCCAATTGCAACTACCGGAGGCAGAAGATTAAGTTCTACAACCGATAGTATTGAGGTGACTGGTTCTGTTAATGTTCTTGGGGACCGCGAACTTACCGCATCTACTGATGCAGTTTCTGTATATGGTTTTGATGGAAGTTCTGTTGTTCGTACAAGTATACACACTGGTCCTGATGGTGTAACAGCAGGCTTCTCGGGAGATGCACTCAAAGTCGCTATTGTAAATGCAGCAGAAGGTATTACATTTCACTTCAGCGTACAAGCAATAACAGGCGTTACAAATGCAGGCGAACCCCCATTGAGGGTTCAAGGATTTACCGCTGGAGAGCCACACGATCCCGTGATAATTAGAGGTGAAAACGATGGTGCGATAGAAGTCGTTGCTCCAAACGGATTAAACACATCAATAAGTGGAACAGTAACTATTGATGATTCTGATATCATTTCCTCATTGGAAACAGACACAAAACCACTCATTTCTAAATTAAATGATATAAAAACCGGTACGGACAATATACTCGGCATTAAAAATGATTTAGCAAGCGGCAAAGGTGTTAAAGCATCAATTTCTTCTATCACCAGACCTTCCGTCCTAAGATCTGGTTCTAAAACGTTCACTACATCATCCGCAAGCCAACTTCACACCAATCTTGAATTGTTGACTGGAGTGACTGTGAAAAATTCCCCGAGTAGTAGTGTGAATGTGTTGGTAGGACAAAGAAACTTATTAAACAGTGCCGCAAATGGTTATCTTCTAGAGCCAGGAGAATCAATTTATCTAGAAATAAATAATATAAATAAAATCTACGCAAAAGCCGACACGAACAATCCTGGCGTTTCAGCAACAGTATATTACATAGGAAGTTAATTTCTGTGTCATTACGACGACCTTCAAATAGTAGAACAACAAAACGTGCCGGTATCGTTAGGGATGTTCCAGGTGCAAGTGGTTATTTCTTTGCTTTAGATTTTGTAACGACAAAAGAAGAGTATATCGACACAACAGAAGTAACTACTGTGAGTGCAACGGTAATAATAAAAAACGATGATATTATTATAGATTACAGCCATCTGTATAATAAATCTGATATTGACGAAGTTAAATTTTTCTTTGAATCCTCCGTCAAGAAAGACGATATCATCACAGTAAGTAAAGGCCAATATTTAAATGAAATGACTGGCAATAGTACAATCCATGATATAAGTGGAACTATTATCTTCCAAAACTTTGATGAAAACAATATGATGGTATATGCTAAAACGGATTCGTTGGATAATCCTAGTTCAACCTATTCAATTTACGATCATAAGTTTTTTCTGTCTCCGGTCAATTGGACCACATCAGTAACTTATACAAAAACAGAACTAGTCAATCAGATTATTAATATGGTTCCTATTACATCCAACAATTCATTTTTAAAAACGTTTGGTATAATATTACCAGGTGATATAATTGAACTTAAAATTGGTGCAGACCTCTATAACTTCACTGTGGAAAATTATACTAGCGAAAACACTGGTACATTTGGTGAATTAATAAGTGTTAAAGAACCCATACCATCTGATATTACAACCAATAATTACATGGGAACTAAACTATTTGGGCGAGTAAAAAGAAGAACTCAAATTTCATCTGATTCTGAAGGTATTGGAGCATGTTGTTGTGGCACTGGCTCCGCCATGCTTTGTAGGAACATGAGTGAAGACAATTGCAGGGACGACTGCGGCGGAAAATGGTGTAGGGGTCGAAACTGCGACAGCACATACGACACATGTGCTGGATGTCCAGATGCCCAGTCTTCTACACAGCGAAGCGTAGTAGTAAACGATGCACCTACTGGGGATGCGCCAATTTCATTTAGGAGTGACCCAATTTCTCCCAGAAACCAAAGAACCAGAAGAAGAAATGCTCCTGCAACCCCCATACAAAACGAAAAGTTAGAAAAAGCAAAAAGAAATCACATTATGTCTGG